AAGAACAGGCATAGGGTATATTCTGTTATTTCTGTTTGCACACTCTGCTTGCATAAAAATACCAGAAATTGAATATGTTTTTTTACCTTCACTTGAATTTTCTACTAAAAGACTAACATCTTCGTTCATTTCTGTTATTAATTTCATCAATATCCCTCAGTTCCTGCTGGACGTGAAGTAGATTCATCTTCTTCTTTTTTAGATTTTTTAGATTTTTTTGTTTTACTACAAGATGCTTCTTCTTTTACTGTTTTATCATCTTCATCTTCATCTTCATCTTCATCATTCTTTTTCTTTATGGCCGAATCTCTAGCCATTTCCCAATCTTCACTATCTTCATCTCCGTCACCATCTTTATCATGGTTTTTCTTTTCACCTAAGATAGAAGGTGCTATTTCTTCATATACATCAGTAAGTTTTTCTGCCATCTTTGTATATAAGATGTCTGTTATTTCTCGTTTTGCTCCAATTAGATTTTCATCTAAAAGTTCTGCTATTACTTTTTCTGTTTTCATGACTGTCCTCTTATTTGAAGGTTAAAAATATTTATAATTTTTATTGTTTCGGCTGGTCTTGACTATTAGGATCTTCTTGTGGTTGTATACCCAATTCCTGCTGCTGAAGCATTTGCTTCATTTGTTCCATTTCCATTTTTGTGGTTTCTTGGTTATTTTCTATTTCTATTTTCTTTATTTCTTCTTCTGATTGCTTTAGTATATTTTTCTGAATATACTCAGTTGAAAAATATTTACCTATGTATGGTTCTACCGTAGCTAAAATAGACATTCTTTCTTTTAATATTTCAGTATCTCTCAATTCAGTAAAATATGAATCGTCATTAAATGTATATTTTATATCATTGGATATGTAATCCCAATCATTTTCAGATAAAACACCCTTTAGTATTAATTGTTTTTTTACCGTATCTGTTAAAATTTGAGTAAATTTTTCTCTCAACCTATTGATAAATTTATAAAATTTAACTTCATCTCTGGTTATTTCTGCAGATCTACCCATATTAAAACCATTAACAGATTCTAATCTGGAAAGTGGAACACTCAATGCCCTAAAAAGTTTTCTTTGTAAATATTCTACATCATCCATTTGTCCTAAATTCTGACCACCCTGTAGAGTACTAATTTCTGTTCCTCTACCACCTTCTCTTCTAGGTAACCAATAGTCTTCAAGCATGTGTAGATGATTTCTATCGTCACGAACTTCACCTGTAGCTTGATTGTATGTTAATTTATTTCTATAACGATTCATTAATTCTTTTACATACTGTTCTGCTTTTTGTTTTGGTAAATTACCAACATCAATATAAAAAATTCTACGTTCTGGAGCTCTAGATATTCTATAAATGACAACTGCATCTTCTATTTGTCTAAGCATGTTTACAGGTCTAATTGCTTTTTGTAAATAACCTACGACCTTTTTTGTTGTTGTATCAACAATACCACTATGAACATAAGCAATTGAGTCTTTTGTTATTTTAACTCCAGCACTTGTTGTTGAAAATTGACTATTTCTGTCTGTGTCTGTATATACAAAAAATTCTTCTATGTCTGTTACCATAGGAATTGCTATGCTATCTTTAATAATTGGTTTTTTGTTTATTTTTCTTACTTTTTTTATCTTAATTGGATCAATTGCTCTAGCTTCTTTTATTCCTGCTCTTGGATTATCAATGTCAATAATTAGGTGGTAGTATAATCTACCATCAATATACCACCGTCTAAACACTTCATATCCTTTATTTGAAATATCAAAAAGAGAAAGAACATAGTTGTATTCTTTATGAATTTTTTGCTTGATATTATCAGATAAATCAACATTATCTAAATTCAATTTAAATGGTTTTCTATCGGTTCCCATTATCACCGAATCATTAACTATGTCTTCTATTGCCATATCAACTTCTGGATATAAAGCTAAACTTCGATATGTACTTATAAATTGGTTTTCGTTTTGAATACCACCACCGAAATCTACATAAGTACCTAAAAATCCACCAGTTTGTAATGTTTGTGCTCCATCGTACTCATCAGGAGAAACAAAACTTTCATTTCTGGTTGATTTTTCTATTTCTATTTCTTTGTCTTCTTTACCAATTGTAAAGCCAAATAAATTTACTGGCATTTAATTCTCCATAATATATTATGTTAACGTTTCGAAGTATTCGTATTCTACACTAACACTGAATGTTGCTAATTCGTCCATTCTACCATGACCCAAACTAAATTCACCTATGCTTGTTGGCCAACAATTTACCAATTTAATTTCTTTTATTGCTTTTGATGACCCATCTAAGTCGTGGTGGTGTATCACCCAATTTGCAACATAAGGTTTTTCATCTGTATTGAAGTTTGTTTCATTACTTACATGATTATTTATACGATTACTCCAATTGTGTAATTTTTGCCATAAATTAGACTTAGATGGATGTGGATCGATTACTGTAAATGCCCAAGTTCCATAATCTCTATCACCAGGCAGTTTTAGAGTTCTACCCCTAAAACCAACTCGAATTGGGTTAATTGTAGATGCTGGTAAACCTAAAGAACTTACTTCTGTTGTCATAGTAAAATCTGATTCTGAACCAGACCCCGGAATCACCATATTAACATCATAACGATTTGGTCTAGTTCCTAAACCAACTTTATTTTTAAATTCACTTAAAGTTAAATCGTTCATATTTGGCATTTATTACTCCTGACCTAATGTGTCTGTGAATATAAGAGTTATTTCTTCTACACTATTTATTGCTGTGTAATTCACCTGAGCATTAAATTTACCTAATTCTATGTCGGATTGTGTGTTATTTGATTCATCACAAATAACAGAATAATTTGATATTGCTTGTTTCACTAAAAGACTTTGCATAAATGCTTCAGCTTGAACAGTAAAATTTTCTCTGGTGGATGATGTATTTACTTCAAACAATGAGTTTCTAGATATTTTTCCTATTTCTTGTGTCAGCATTAATAGAAGGTTTATAGATCCTATTTTTTCTCCACTTGCAGTTTTATCGGAAAATAATACAATTCCCTGATTTGGAAAACTTAAAACAAAGTTTATATTATTATCAGATAACACAGAAGCTTCTGATGTAGTAATAGCATCAGGCATTCTTACAGCACTTTTAATTGTCCCACGTTTAAATCCTGCGGGAGAATTAAATGACTCTGCTATTCTGTTTGTTCTTGCCATACAACCAGCTACATCATATGTTAAAGGTGTTTTGATGTATTTTGTTTCTTCTGTATATTGTGTACTTGGGTTCAATCTTTCCTTTGTTCCATATACAAAGACATTATATTTGTTATTGTTACTAGTTGTATCAGTTTTATTCAATGTTCTTCGGATTAGAATTAAATCGTTATCTCTGTTTGCTTGGATATTATCCAACTCGGAGTCTGCAGAATCTGCGTCCAATAGACAGTCTAATCTTGTAGAACCACTAGTAAATGGTGATGATGAACTTACACCTATTATACAACTACCACCGTATTCTAAGTAGTTATTTACTCCCCACCATGCTCCTGTCCAACCACCAGTAGGTCCGATAGGCCATCTGACTTGTGTTGCTGTATTACCACCATCTGCTGTGTATACTCCCGGATATAATGCACCGTTTACACCTATACCACCAAATCCATCAAAACTAACTCCAGCTCCATTACCAGATTTATAATTTAATCTAGAATTCCAGTTGGTTAAGTCTGATATAACCATAAAACCATCATTAACTTCGGATGTGGTTCCTACTGCAATTAGTAGATTGTGGTTATCAACAACAAAACCTGCGACAAAATCGCCAGTTGGTTCTCCGTTTGTTGATACGAAAGAGTTCTCTCCGATTGTTACATTTACTGATGGTAAAGCCATATTGTTCTCCTACATTTACTATCAGTTTTATTTATTAAAAAGAGTTATTCACTTTCTTCCACTCTCCATCATCATCTTCATCTTCCATGTGAGATATTAAACCAAAAGGTAAAACTTCATCTTCTAGACGTTCAATCTCATCTTGATATACGTCGAGCCTGACATCTCTTTCTGTCAAATTCTTAAAGTAATCTTGACGTGTCAACCATCCAAATAAAACCAAACACATACACAAATCATCGTTGTGTCCATCATCAGCTTCGAATGATTGTCCTTTTGCTACAAATGTGTATAGTTCATTTACAATATCAACATCAGGTACAATAAGTTTGTCGTTTTCTATGAGACTTTTTAGTACAGAACAACCTAGCTTTTTAACAGGAATTGTTGTTCTAACACCCCGTTGCATATTTGCCCCACCAAATCCCGAGCTAATAACCTGACCGGACCTTCCCTTATACACAGTATAAGCCATATTATCATATTCCAAATCTTCAAATAATACATCTGCAACCTGACTTCCTATGTCGTTTGATTCTATTAAAAGGTATGAATTATTATATTTTTCTGCTAATGTTTTAATTACCGTTGGATATACCATAGGGGAAATTAGATTATTTCTAAATTTAGCAACGACTTTATATGGAGGTTCTGTTATGTCTATAACAACAGAAGCACTATAGTCTTTTCCTTGTCCTCGTGCTGTATCAACTGTAATTATGTAATTATGATCGGGTTTTGGTTCTTCAAAAACACACATACCGTCCGGACTTTTTAAAATAGGTTCTTCTGAAGTTAAAATATGAAGTTTCGATGAACTTATTAGAGTATTTGTTGATCCAATAAAATCACATTCAAATTCTGTCTGAAATTGCTGCTCACTAGTGTTTTGTATTTGTTTCTGTTTCCATTCTTGATCGCGTAATGGTCCGCCGGGGTATAGTGGTATTTGTGACCAATGAACTTCAAATGGAATGTATTCATTTTTTCCTTTTTCGCCTACCTTTTTCATTGCATTTTTCCAATAGTAATAAAACAAATTAAGACCATTGGGTGTTGACACCATAAGAACTTTAGTAGTCTGACCAGAAGTAACTGTAGGATATACAGAACTAAAGAATTCTTCTGCTATATTATTTGGAACGTGAGCAAATTCGTCCAAAAAAATCATGTTAAAAGATCCACCACGAATCGCGGATGCTGAGGTGGACGACGCTGTAATCTTAGAACCATTTTCCAGTTCGATTGATCCTTTATTCCACTCTACAATACCCTGCTGCAACCAAAGGGGAAGATATTCATATGCCATTTTTAATCTATATAAAATTTCTCTTGCTGTACTCTGTTTATTTGCAAGAATTGCAACATTCATATTTTGATTAAATAATACATAGTGTAATACATATGAAACTATAGTGGTAGATTTACCACTCTGTCGTGGTAATTTAGCTATTGCAAATCTATTGTTGTGTATAATATCAAGCAACTCTTCTTGATAATTATACAAATCAAAGGGAATTAATCCTTTGTCTAACGATACTACTTTTACATAATTTCTTATAAAGTATACCGGATCTTTCGCACATTTCATATATTCATTAATTTGCTTTTTGGTGAACTCCATCGGAACACCAGCAGTTTTTAGGTTGGAATTACCCAAATACCCATCCATTTTTCTACTATTCATATTAAACTTTCTTTATATCTTTACCACCGCTTCTTTCTGGATTGATGATATCTTGTAATTCACTTGTAGAACCAACATATATTGTATTGTTTGTTGTATTTTTTTGAGTTAGACTATACTTATCTTCTTTTATTTTTTTCATTTTTTCATGTATATCTAAAGCGTCTTTGTTTACGTCGGCTATAGTTTTTATCATTGTTGCAACCACTTCATATGCTCTTGGAGAATCTCCAGCTTTTGCAACATCTAAAATATTTTGAACTGCATCTTTTCCTTGGGAAATTAATTCTTGTAAATTATTTCTTACTTTATTATAGTCTTTATCTAAATTATTTTCTTCATATGATATCATTTCTGATGAGTCTGTTTTTTGTATAGGACAGTGCTTTTCAAATTTTGTATCTAAAGCCTCGTTTATATTTGAATATAAATCATTTTTCTTTTCCATCCTTAAACCCTTTCATAATCTGAATTATTCGTTTTCTGATTCTCCTGTAGAACCAGTAATTCCTATAATACCAAGTCCAGGAATATTAACTTCAGTATCAAGAATAATTGGTCGCTCGTCCTCTCCTCGTATTTTTGAATATAATCTAGTTTTACAATCAAAATTTAAATTTGCGGCAATTAATCTTCTATCCAAAAAGTTTCCTTCGTAGTCTTCCTGTATTGCTACATTACCTAAAACTACAGGAACATCTAACTTCGTATCAATTTCATTTAAATTTAATGATAAGATAAATTCAGGACTAAAATACGGAACAATCTGTTCTATTATTTGTAGCATCTCCGTCATAGTACGAGTAAATATATACAAAGAAAATCCTAAATTATAAGGAACTTCCTGAAAAGTTGTTTTTCTAGAATTTTCATTACCAATAATTGGTACTGTTCTTTCTATTGTTTTATTTAAATGTCTAGTTGGGTCATAATTTAAAGATGATATTTCGAAACCCATTCTCGGTAACGAAAGTTGAATTTTTGTATCATCACTTATACCACTCTGTTCAGTTAACCTTCTTTGAAATTTTTCTTTTGGTCCGTAAGTTAAAGGGACACGTATTCTTTGATTTGTTGTACCATCAGAGTTTTCTCTAGACACATAAATTTCATTAAATAAAGATCCAAATGCAACAGTAAGTTTTCTTAAAGATTGATTATAATAAAAATCAAACATCAATAATCTCCTTCTGAAAATGGATCTATATCACTAAAGTTAATTATATCATCATCTTGTTTTTCTTTTTCTATAATATTATTATCTAATAATGCTTTATTTGTAATTGGATTAAATGGAATTATAATATCCAGTCTACCAGACTTGTCAATTAAACCAACAGATCCACTACTTACACCTATTAAATATTCACCATTTCCGATAGTAAACGAACCGGACATATTTCCTATTAATACTAAGTTTTTAGAATCGTTATCTTTATCATTCCAGTCATACACAACACCAATTCCGTCCGCATTACTTAATGTTGCGCCGGTAGGTCCATTTCCTATAACTTGATATATAGTCTCACCAATTGTATAATCACCAGTAAATGCAGAATCTATATAAACTTCAAATCCTTTTGTTTGATTATCTGTTTGTACATCATCAATAAAGTTTTGTTCAGTTTCAATATCTTCATTTGAGTATGTGAATGCTTCACACGTCAAAACAAATGTGTATCTTTTACCTAATGGATAAAATGGATTTTCGTGTTCTACAAAATTAATTTCGAATAGTGTATCGCTAAGAGGAAAGTAAATTAAATCCCCTTCTCGAGGTCTTTCTAGAGATACATTTGTTCTTGTTATAAGTTCATGAAATCTTCTTGTAGAAACTACTAACTCTACTCGATCTTTTAATTGTATACCAAATTTACTGACAATATCACCCTGTCCATCAAATCCCTGAACACTATTGATATACATTTCAATTTTATGCGAACCTTTAAATTTTGCTACTGGATCTTCACCAAATAATAAATCATTATTGAAATTTACTCTAGGAATATAATATACATCTCTTCCCATCGATCTGATGGTTTCTTCCGTTAAATCTTCTACAAGTCTTTGTTCACTTGTGTTATCTAAAAAGTATGGATTCTTAGCCATTAGATTATCCTGTCATAAAGTCAACAGGCAGTTCGTATTGAGTATACACTTCTTGTTCTACCCTGTCTATTTCTGCTAACGCTTCGCTGTAAATTTGACCACCCCGGAGAACAACACCACCTGGCATTTGAACTCCATCATATTTTGCTAAGTTTGATCCCCATTGTCTTTTTATCAATGCAGTAAAATACTTTTTTAATAATCGATCGTCAAATATTTCAGTGTAAATTTCTGGACTTAATGCAACATAAGATTCGATCATTAAATATTCATCAGTTTGTATTTCATCCCAGTTCATGTCTATATGAAGTCTATTGGTAACTTTGCTAAATCTAACTGCCTTTTCTGGCTGAAAGAAATCTTCGATCATATTGATGTATCTCTTAGTAGAATCGTAAGACGCTAGTCCTTGTGATACTGCTGCATTAAGACCTCTATTTATACCGAAGTAGTCAGAAAGTGCTAATTGATATCTTATGTCAAACATATTAATGTTAGCAAATTGTCCAAATTGAAACACTTTTACTACACTTAATATATCTTTTCCAGTTGGAGCATCACCTGATGGTCCGTTAATTGGTCCTAGCAAATTAGTCTGTATGTATTTGTTTACTTTATCTTCTTCTGTTATCTTATGTGCAAAAAACCCTTTTTCTACACCATCAAAATGACGTTCTTTAAAGAAATCTAATGCTTCATCTAGTCGATCTTCTGCCTGCTCATAATCTACATTTATTTCAATAACAGGTGCGCCTAACCTACGATAGGCGTAATCAATTAGACTTTCTCTGGAATTTGGTTTTGCCATAAGTAATCTCCAAGATTATTTATGGTTATATATTATTCATTATCCAAAATGCTTTTCTGTAATTAGTCTTCTTTCTTTTTCTTTTTTTGTTTCCACTGTATCTGATGATGCAACTGTATCTGATGATGCCACTGTATCGGGTGATGTAACTACAATTTCATTTATTTCTTCGGTATTCATAGTTTCTACGAAATACCTTCTAGATACAGGTGAAATTGATTCTTCTGGATTGCTTGATGCATAGTCTGAAAATCCAGGCATTTTTAATGGACATGACAATTTCGGGTAATCTAGTTTACTATACTCTTCATTATCTCCAATTAACCATGTGTTCTTATTGTCCCCACAACCACAACCACCACAATAATACTTACCTTCAGTTTTACTTCTGCATAGATGTTCACATGGCGGAAGTACACCGCCGTTATGTTGGTTTCCAAAGCAACTAATTACTCTTAGTTTTTTTGTGAATGGTTCTGTTTTTTTATTAGTTACTCCTCGAGAAATTAAAGACTTACTGAGATTTTTTGCCATAGAAAAACCCTTTTTAATATCCATATAGTATCTCCACATTAAGTAATAGGTGTATTATAATCAGCATCCGCAACATAATTATAGAAAATATTATCAAAAACAACAAATCCTGATAATGGTGTAACTCTAAGACCCTCTATGTATGATTGTATTCCTATTGTTTTACTTCCAGTCACATGAAGTCTACCCCCACCATATCCAACAGTACCAGAGGATAAACGAAGATCTAATCCTGAGCTATTATTATACGCATCGTTTACCATTCCGCTTTGTGGTGAATATACTAAAGTTGTTGGACTAGTTCTCATAGAAACCGGAAAATTATGCCAGTGATCATCTGAGTTTGGATTTACTGTAAATCTATCTGGAGAGTGGTTTGGAAATGAACCATTCATTGTAGTTGAACCAGTATCAACCTCTAAGTCGTATGTACGTTGATAATATCGAGAGCACCTGGAAAGTTCTATTTTTGGGTCTGTTTCTTGTCTATATGGAGAAGATGATAGTGTTTCTCCCTGAGAGGAGAACAATCTTACATTAGAAAGTTCTAAATCTGTATTTTCCAATATACCATTTAATTTAATTCCTACTGCAACATATCCATCACCAGTATTACCTGTGTGTCCCGCAGAGCTCCCCAGAGAGCTACTAACAATAAATGGAGTCCAGACACCACCAGTTACAACTATAGGTGTATCTATTTCATTTATTGTATAAGATGATCCTGTATTTACACTTCTGCGTATATACAGTCCTAAAGTTCCCCCCGTTATTCCACTTGGTGGTCCTCCAGTTGCACCTGCACTTATACCACCAGTTCCTTGTGCATATCTAATATATCCATCAACTGTTACTGTTTCACCTAAAAATTTCTGTTGACCCTCTATGATATTTTCAATTCCATGAAAATCCGAAGATGACTTACTCGCATAGTTCATATTAACAGAACTATAATATAATGGATTCCCAGCAACATCAGTCTGTCCTACATCGAAAGATTTTCGTGTTATAGTTTTTGATGCTAATGCTGATGGATTATTTGTTCTAAACATCCAACGATCTGCAAAGAAATGACTAGTGAGTTCTCCAAAGGATTTTCCTCTTTGCCACACATCAAAATTACCATTAATTAACTGATTTTTTAGTGTGTATTCTGCAGGACCTGCTGTTCCACCCGCCGGTCCTGTTGCACCAGAAGAACCGGTACTTCCACCTAAAGATAAAGTTACGCTTCCAGTTTCTCCGTTAATTGATGTAACAATTGAACTTGCTTGTGTTCCATCTTGAAATTGTACACTTCCCGTTACCACTAGATTACCATCAACTGAAACTCCCCTTATAGTATCAGAGAGATCTATGTAGGCAACACCACCACTAGAACCACTAGAACCACTAGAACCAGTAGATCCCATAGTAACATTTATGTTAGAAGAAGCTGCACTAACACCATATACAGACATTAGGTTTAATTTCTTTATTACCTCATCGTTTTCTTTTGCAACCCAATCGTAAAATGTTGTATTAGCATTTAAATTTTGGATTTGGAATGAATTATCTTCAACGCCCATATTTTTCCCCTAAAATCGTTGTATTACTTGACCAATAAATGTTTTCTTATTAAAATTTTCAGTTGAATCATAAGAAAAACTAGTTCTTCCTATATGTAGAGATTTTCCAGAATATTCTTTTACTTCCGGGATTGATGTTGATATTATTTCAAAACTAGTGTTTAATGTCGGATGCATTATCCTATCACCAACTTGATATAAATTTTTGTTTTTTGTTTGAACTTCTAATATTTTTTCACCAAAACTCGGTCCATCGTAATATGATACTACAGTTGATGTTGTATATTGTGAAGTATTTGGTTTGGATATATTAGTACCAAAACTAAAATCATTTTCGTCTGGTGCGGGACCAATACCGAATTGAGATATTGTTAACTTAACATTGTTTGATACTGATGCACTATTTTCTTTAAATAATTTTTCATTGGAATCATATAAAACATCTTCATTAATTCCAAATTTAAAAAATTTAGTTTGGTTAGATACAGATTTTATTTGTTCTATATTAATTCTACAATTTATAAGTGCAAATTTAGCAGACAAAGCTTCCCTGACGTTTAATCCAGAAGAACCAATAAATCCTAATTCTATCGCGTTTGCAATATCTTGTATTTGTGAATCTGTATGTTTATTGGAAAGAACAGATTTTAAACTTTCGAATATATTAAAATCTTTATAACCAGTTCCCATACTGTTTATAGAAATTCCCATAATTGTGTATTCTCTATTTCCAATAGTGGTATTTGGAGAAGAGACTACATTTGTTTCTATTTTAATTGATGCTCCACTACCAGTATCACTAACAATATTTATTATGGGATCTTTATAATTAATAACTCGATTTTCACTAGAAATTGAATTTACATTAATTTGTTGGTATATCAATCCACCAGCAATTGATTTTATTGTTTTATCTGGAACTGGTATCCAATCTGAATTATTAATTATTACTTTATCTGTAGCAGATAATGTATATAAGTAGAGATATCCATACCCATCATCATAAAAATTAACTCCAGATTTATGATTTGGTGCTACAGAAGTATTAATTTTTTTATCGTATTTCTTTCTATTAAATTTATCATTTTGTATAATTAAATAAACATTATTGTTACTTAAAAGATAATAATTTCCTTTAGGTGTTATTTGTGAATTCCATCTATTGTAGGAAGTTTTTGACCATTTAATGTATGGAACTACAACGTTACAATCTTCAGCTTCTATCTGCTTAAAAATTGTAGAATCTTTAAATAAATTTAATCTTTCATTATCAGTGTTAAGATCAGCGCTAGTTGCAGCTTCAGATCCTCCCAGAAAAAAAGAAAGAACTCTGTCTTTATTTTTGACCGAATTAACAAAATGTTCTGCATTTTTAACTGAAAGATTTGTTGCTGTTAAATCTGCCATATTTACTCCGTTTAGCAAGGTGTCGTATCTGTATTTGGATTATCATCTAATTCTAACACAACAAAGTCAAATATATTTATATCACCAAAGGCAACACCACTAGTTGGACCAATATTCCATATAGGATGTTTGAACGTTTTCATGTCAGCTGTATTTTCCAATATTGCATTAACCGAAGAAGAACCAGAACAACCACAATCGGACAAATAATCTTCAGTTGCACCTAAAGGATATACGTAATAATTTCCAATTGCAGGAAAATCTTGTTGTTTGGGTGCAGTAAATCCTAAATTAGTGTTTTCTAATAATGTTTGTATTTCATCATCTACAGATTGTGCAGTTTGTTGTGTACCAGTTTCTTCTATAACGGTTAACGAAAAATTAGTGCCAGCTGGTTGCATATAATTAATATATGCTTCTCTGTATAAATTCTCTCTAGGTATCGATCCAGATGAATGTGTAACTATAATATCATAAGTAAAAGCCGTTTCGCTGTTATTAACTTGAACTTTTACTACTTCAGAAAATAATTTAGATAAAAATAAAACAATTCCATCTGAAGTTCCTTTTCGTAATAAAATATCACGTTTAAAGTTTATAAGAAAATTTTGTACTTCTGGTAAACTCAAAGAACTTGCAACATTTTCTATCTGAGGAATAAAACTCATTATAGTAGCATTTAGTGTTTCTTGTTTTAAATTTTGTAAATCAATTAAATCTACAAAGTTATCTGTATATAAACCAGACAATTCGTTGCAATATAACCAATTGTAATAATGTTGTAAAAATGTTATTAATAAAGTTTTTCCTTCTTCGTGTTCATTTTTTAACCAATATGGTGTAAAGTTGGTAACGTCAAAGATGGGTGGACAGTTAGAAAAAGTAGGACCAAGAGAAAATGGATCTGATATAGAAAATGACATCGCAGCATCGGCTGCAGCTGCAGCTTCTTCTCTCGGTATTATTGATGCAATTGGATTGAGTACATGTACACCATCCTCTTGTATATTTGAAAACGTAATAAAATCTACCATCAAATATCCCCATCATATGTGTAAATTATTCCGACCATACCTCTACTTCGTATTAATTCTTGTGCAGTTACGTCGTCTACATTGTCTTCGTTTATTTTAAATTTAACTTCACCTGTTGGATTATCAGAATCGTCTAATATTGTTTTTACTACAATATTATCCATTGATGTAGATAAATTATTATTAACTAATAAAACTTTAATATCGTCTTTTGTTACAACTCTATCCTGAGAAGCGAAAGATCTGGGAACTAAAAATTTAATTTCATTCAAGCTTGGTGTATTCTTTCCTCCAGAGCTCAATCCTGATGTGGGTGTTATGGTAGACACAGAAAATCCGGAAGGTATATTTGAAAATGATATACTAGAACACCCATTACCCGAAGTACCAGAGGAAACTAAGTAACTAACTTTAACTTTACTGTTCGGTGATAATATATTGGAGTTTATAGTGTTTCCGGTAACCTGATCTATGAAAGAAGAAAATACTATATTATATCCAGAACTAGTTCTATCTAAGTAAAAGAATTTATCCGTACTTGACGGATTTTCTAAAACAGAAGATTTTAATTCATATGTTTCAAATTCTCCAGTAGATTCTATTTGAACTTCTATCTTAAGAGTTGACGTTTCTAAATCTTTTTCTGGAATCGATATGGATTGGTTTTCTATGTTTATAGCAGTACCAGTAAAAATCGCTTGATTTACAGATTGTTTTGCTTCGTAAATATTAAACTCAGCTTGGTTAACTTCGTTTAACGTTTCTATGGTTTGTTCTTCAGTATTATAAAACAGTTTTATTTCACCATTAGACTTTCTACCGACGAATTTAGTTAAAGCGGGTATAGTTTGTCCAGCATCAGCACCTAAAATCTTTATTTTAATACTGGAAGATTTTGGACCAGAAACTGTATATCCTTGAAGTTTAGCATGAGAAATTAATGATTCTATTTTCTGTGAAGTATCTAAAAACATTTCATTAACTAAAATATTCTGAAACAGTACTTGATAAAATGTATTATACGAAAGTAAATCCACTATAGTTGAAAGTGCAGAACCTTCAAAATTAAAATCAGAAAAATCAGATTGACTTTTCATGTAAGAAACAATCTCATTGTAAATTGAAGTATAGTTTATATCTTTTAAATTGATATTTGGATTTGACATTATTACCCTCTTTATTATTGTATTGGTATTTTTATACTAGCACTGTCAGATATTGTTGCGTTCTGTAAATAATAATTGTACTGTAAGTCTATCACAAAAACATTATTTTCAGTTTTAGTTTTTACCGAAATTACTTGTATTCTAGGTTCGTATCTTACCAACATCATTTTTATATCGGAAGATAAAGTTAAATTTATATCACTACTAGAAGAAAATATATTGTTATATAATTCACCTCCAAATTCAGGATCAAAAGATTTTTCACCAGAAAATGTTAGTAATATATTTTTAATCGACTGTCGTATTGAAACAGAATCTTCTACTATATTTAAATCACCAGTAAATCGATTTTTAGTAAAACTAAAGTCTATATCTTTGTATTTTTTTATCATACTACTATTTATCCATCTTCTACTTCAGGTTCTTCTTTTGCTTCAATATACAAACTATCACGCACTAGAGTTAGTTTCATTTTATGAAGAGAAACACCTGTTATTTTATGATCCACAGAAAAAACTAACCATTTTCCATGAAACTTAGAATTTGTTTCTGGTTCAAATATATCAAATCTTTCTGAATAGTCGCTAAAACGATTTTTTATTCCTTTAATTTTCGGAGATTTAAAATCACAAAAAATTATTTGTCCAGGTCTGATGTCTAAATTACCAGTAACGCTTATTTCTATAACTTGAGTATTTATTAGCGACATTTGCGCTGTTCGGTTTAGTGGAGTTTTATCTGGAGTATTCCAAAAAGTAGAAATTGTTCTACTATGTTTCATGTAATTATAAAACTCAGGACCAATATTAGGACAAGTACAACTTAACGTTCCATTGGGGTCTTCCCAAACACAACCCAGATATTCTTCTCCAAATTCATTCTCAATTAAAGTACACTCTTTTGATTGTTTCAGTAACGAATCTAATTCACTATCTGAAGGAATTGTATATGGAAATTCTGCAAACGTAGTTTTTGCCTCTTCATATGTATCATGTTTAGAGACAAATTCATACTTTCCGTAATTTTCTCCTGTAAGTCCCCGTATAATTAAAAATGAATCTACAGAATTTGTTGGTATATCTGACGAATTTACAATTAAGTTTCTACCTTCTGCATTCCAAAACCCAGAAAGTTTTACTATTTTTTCATCTTTTGGTATTAGTTCTTTTGCAGGACAATTGCACAATGGGTCTAATTCGTCACAATTTAAATTGTCTACCGGTCCATCTGGATTAGAACAAATATATTGATTTCTTATAGAATGAGTTTCTTCTACATTCACAGTTTTTTTTCTGGGAATGTATTCTGTTAATATTTTAATTATTCTTGTGTCTTGATTACTCATAAATTGCAGCTCCCATCACATTTACCATCGTGTGCATTAGTTGCACTGAAGTAGTATATCTTTTTATTGTCTCTGGTTGCATAGTCTCTAGTATCTAGTCCATATCTAACTAAATCGCTATATGATATAGTAGATAATTTTACTATGTGTCCATTTGGAATTGCACCACAATCAAGTTCATTTTCGTACGTAACAGTATTTTCATTTATAGTCTTCTTTGCTCTTCGGTAACCGCCAATTGGTTGCATATTAAAATCCAAAGGATAATCTGTTATATCACCCTTTGCTGCATTTATGCCAGGACCAACTAGTTCGTCGATTGATTGTCCGCTAGGTCTTTCATTTGGTAAATTGTAATCATCAGGAGAATCCTCTCCTTGATAATATATTATAGTATCACCAGTAATTGATGGATATGTATTTTCGTTGTATATAGTTCTATTCATTATCTCATTAATATTATATGCACCAGATGGATTTCCCGTAATACCCGTTGCAGTTCCAGGTTTTTCTACCACCAAAAAAGGAGAATATTTGCTATTATGAAATGTTAAGGTTAATCCTTTCGCATTATCACCCAAGAAATATTTACCTATCGCATCAGTTACAGAATTCTCAAATTCAAATGTATAACCCCCAACTGGCACATTCGCATTTGGTCCTGTAGCACTGATATAGAATTCTCCGGATAAATCACCCACACTGTCTATTTCCACGTTTCCTCTAAAAGTCGGGTTGGACGGAAACTTAACGAATGAAAATTTCATTGGTCTACTAGAGCTTTGACCAAAACCAGTATCCGGAAGTCTAATTTGATTTAAACTATCTGTTTCTAGTTTATAAAATACAGATTCTTGAGTTACACCACCAAATGTTCCATCTGGTCTTGGAATATCGTCTGCGGTAATTCCAATGCCTAGAAAATTACCAACTTCAACTTTTGGTAGTAAAGCAACTTCAGTCCATTCATATCTGTATATATTGTCATCAATTTTTTCGTGATTTGTGAGTAGTGCATATTTAATTTCTTCTTCTGCAGAGGTAACATCACAACAAACAGAATACCTGTAAATATTAAATTTTTCTTTTTTAGAAAGCAATTCTCTATATTTTCTTTTAGATTCAAAAGAAGGTCTTTTTACTTTATCAATTATACGTTTTAATAGTTTCCCATCTAATGAGGTACAATCAAACATTTCTTGAAACATTTCAGTTTCGTATTGGGAAAAATCACCTAATATAAAGTTTTCTATTTTAGCTGCGCCAGTACCTCCAGTTGCACTAGTAATACCAACATCATTTCCATTCAATATAAAGTTGTTAACAGAATCGTTATCGTCAAATGATCTAGAATTTACCCAACCATATAAATTATCATATATTCTGTTTTGATTATTTTCGCAATTTTCTATATCTTCATATGTAAGATTTGTTGCTATATCACCAGATTCTAATCTAAACAAAGGAACTGAATCTTCCTTGTGGTTATATGTTATTTTTGTTTTTCTATACTTTTCTCTATCTCCCATCAGTCTATGAAATACATCACTTTCATAATCTGGGGTTTCTCTAATGTAATACGAATACAGTGTGTTTCTTAAAAGTGCGTCCTTTTCCGAATAATCTTTAATTACATTAAGTTTATAAATTCTGTCTCTATCAGGAACATTACTATTGATATTATAGGTGGGTATTTTATTTTTACTTTCATCTAAAACATCGAATAAACCGTTAGAAATTAAATAGTCTATAGATTTAAAATGCCAACCATTAAGGTCATGCCAAAAACAATAATTTGTTGCTGTTGGATTTCTTGCACTCACAGCATATTCTTTCGCATAATTTAACATTTGTATTGGTGATAAATTATATGCTGATTTTTTTGTTGGGTAGTAAAAATTATTAGGATGAATCCATATGTAATTCAATGTTGATTCAGAATCTATCGGGGTAGTAAAGTACGTGTCGGATAGAAGTTCAACCAAACCTCTTTGATCCTCCACTTCTTCAACATCTATGTTTTCTGGATTTTCAGGGTCTTCTGTTTCTATGTCTGCAGTCAAACCTAAAGTAATTCCCGATGAAATATGACCAATAAATCCACCTGGAATATAACTAGATTCTTCTAATTGACGAGAAGCTTCTTGACTACAAAAACTTATTTTTATTTTTCTTATATTATAACCTTCTGGTGTTTTATCCATATCCACTATGTTAGAAGCATCATCCACTGAAACTATAGAAAAAATAGGAAATTGTTTTTGTTCCTGATCTTTGTCATTTTGATTTTTTTTCGGTGATGTTGCAGTTATTTGTAAAAATTCATTACCTCTACCTTGAATTAATTCAAATTCGTTATTTGTTCCGTCAATGATCATACTACCCTCGATATAGTTTCCAAGAGTTTCTGTAAATTCTATAAAATCTAGTTTTATGTTACCACCATACTTCTTTACTTCAGGTGAATTTAGAACTGAAAATATAAGATTACCATTTATGTCAATAATATTGACATCATTAACAGATATTTCTGAATTGTATGGTTGTGAAAATTTAGAATTTTTAAAACTTTTCGACATTACAAATCCTTAGATTATGTTTAATATTTTTCCTCTATTAAAACTACTGGAGGATAAAGTTCCAACATATAGAGATAATGCATTTGCGTTTTTTATTGATACAAAATTGAGGTTTTTTCTTTCTAATTCTATATCAGTTTCTTTTTCTTTCAAAGTTGTGAAATAATAGTCTGTAAAAAGATCACTTGTTATGTCGTTACATAACTGATGAATAATTATATCAGATGCTGGAGTTGAACTGAAATCATAGGAATCGACATTAAGAGATTTAAATTGAGATATAGTTTCGCTTTTATCTGGTGATGTATGAATTGAAATTACTTTATCTATTTCCAATTCTTTTCTTCCTTGTTCATAATCTCCTGATGAAATTTCTTGCCAGGAATTTCCTTGATTTTTTCTGTATATGTAAATTTTATCAGATATAGTTCCTGTAGAATCTTCATTTTCAAACTCTTGATCTAGAATAATTCTTCTAAATGTCGTGTCATATTCTTTTACTATACCAGAAAAATACCAATCATCTGGAGTTGGTGGATCGTTTGTGTTATTATAAAGTATAACCATATCACCAGGCAAAATGTTTAATATATCTTTTCCATCTTTTACATAATATACAACACCAGAATATTTTTTTTGTAAGTTTAATTGAAATTTAGATTCGTCTATAGGTAAGTCTCTAAATGATTTTATATCATTCATATATGGAATTAACCAATAATCGTCTATTGATAAATAATTTATATTATTTAAATTTTCAATTCTATTAATTGAATTTACAGTTTTTATTTTTTTATTTTGAATATTATTCTTTATATTATCATCAATAATAAAAGTTTTAAATATATTAAAACTTTCAACTGAACTACCGTCAGATAATTTAAAGTTTGTTGTTGGGAAGTTATCAAAAAATGACATTATTATGGCCTTTCGTCGAATTCGCCTTGATACAATTGAGATCTGGTAACTAATTTGGGTGCTACAATTCCGGCACTACCTACATCACCATACCTAGCAATCCTTACATTTGGATCGTTAACTATCTCATTTTTATTATTTTGATAAGTTCCAAGAACTCTAACAATAGGTTCCATTTCAACAAACTTTAAAATCATATTTGTAATCATAGGGTATGTGTACCCCTGATCATCAGTTAAAACTGTGGTTGTGTCGTGGGTAACGTTTACAGTTTCAAGAAAACATAATTTTGGTTGACCTAGATGTGCAAGTGGAGAATTAACACCACCAGCCGAAGATTCTATGACACTACCATCAGATTGAACAAGTGCGTGTTCTATTGTAAACACTGGTGGTGTTCCTATTAAATCTCTATTACTCTGAGTAAATCTTGATAATGGAAATGAAAATGATTCCAATTGAGAAATTGCAGACAATACACCAGTTTCTGAATATACATCAGATGCATCTCTCGCTATAAATTTATAACTTAATTCGTACTTTCTATATGAAGACCCAGTATAACGCATTTCATGATTACTCAAACTAACAACGGGTTGATCTGTAAGCTGAGAGCTCACGCTGCGCATCCCGTCAACATAAGAATTCATAGTTTGGTTTAGACTGGTTGCCGCGGAGGCCAACGCGAGCCTCCCTACGTCTAGGCCGAGGTCTAAGAGATTCTGTGGATTACCAATGCTGTTTATAGCGTTCTTCGCGGTGTTTGCGGCGGCGGCCCCACCTCGCTGGCCTTGCGGTGAAGTTAATTTGTCTAATGCGTATCCTAAACTAGTTTCAGATTGTGCAAAATTTTGATTAGCAACGCGAGTGATTGTATCTGGCATAGGAATAAACCAAGATTGTAATAATCCCTGACTACCGGGTTGTCTAGATATGTTTGCTCGAGATTCTAAAGTATTTACTTCATGCGCTCTTATGCATAAATAATCAGAAAAGCTATCGATTCGAGTTTGATTTGATAATATCACCGATGTTTTAGGCATTAGTTGTTCTCCTATATCTATATATAGTGATGGCATATAAATCAATATACAAACCAAAGAATCCCGAAAAATATAATGGGAATATAGACAATATTGTATGTAGATCTTCTTGGGAAAGAAAAGTCTGTATATATTTAGACGAAAACAATAATGTCATACAATGGGGGTCTGAAGAATTATACATCCCATATTTTTCTCCTATAGATAATAAATGGCACAAATATTACCCAGATTTTTTAGCAAAAATAAAAGATAACTCAAATAACATAAAAAAGTATATATTGGAAGTTAAACCACACAAACAGACAATACAACCCAAAGAAAGAAAAAACAAAAGAACCTATTTAAATGAAATGAAAACATTTACTATAAATACCTGTAAGTGGGAAGCTACAGAAAAATTCTGCGATGAACATGGGTGGATTTTCAAACTTTTAACAGAAAAGGACATTTTCAGATGAGTCTATCCATAATAAAAAATAGTTTTTTAAATGGTGCGAATATACTAAAAACAAATAGATTTTTAGTTGATATGACATTGTTTAATCCTAAAAAAAATAAATTTGTAAGAATGACAAACGAACCAGTTGTTCGTGTAGGTGCATCTTCGCTTTCGTTGATAACTAGAGATTATGTTAATCAAAACATACCAATCAAAGTTCCCAGAAAATTTCAATCAGCATATCAAGTTGAAATGACATTTTATCTCAGAGAATCACTAAATGTTTTCAATGAACTAACAAATTTAGTTAAACAGTATGGTGGACAAAGATTTTTACAAGCAGGTCCAGGTGGTCAATTTAATAGACCCCTAAGTTATACACAAAATAGCATGTATAATACAGCAATAAGAAATAACACAGCAAAATTAAAACTTATAACTGATGGTGCTACAAATGCTGAAATTGATCCACGAACAGGAGAAGTAAATCACATTGAATATTTATCATTTTACCCAGATAATATATTACCAATATCACTAGAGTCTACAGGTCCTACTACTTTAGCAACATTTAGCGTAACTTTCGGATTTGCAACAGAAAAAACATCAAACGAGCTCGATTTAGGTCCAATCTTCGAATAGGATATTTTATGATAATAGATTTAATGAAAAAACAAGTTCAAACGTTCAAGACAAAACTACCTGTATCCAAAAAAACTGTACAATTCAGACCTCTGTTAGTAAAAGAAGAAAAGCTAATAACAGAAATAAACGAACTTGATAGTTCTATAGAAAACAGACTATCTAATCTAAGTAAATTAGTAGATTCTTGTTGTGTTGATATAGATTCGAAAAATTTAAACATGTATGATTTTCAACATATGTTAATCGAATTAAGAAAACGATCATTTTCAGAAATAAGCGAGTTGAATATAACGTGTCCTGTAACATCAGAAAAAATAAATATCAATTTAGATTTAAATTCTGGTGTATCAAATAAAACCGATACTGAGTATCTTGAAATAGAATTAAATTCTATATTTCTAAAATTTAAAAAACCTACTATTTCAGACTTGATTCAATCTGAATGTTTACCAAAAACATATACAGACTTAATAAATCTTATGGGTATTTGTTTGGTTGACATTGAAACAGATAAACAAAAATTAAATATGTCATCTATTAGCATAAAAGAAAAAATGGAAAGTTTAGAGTATTTACCAAAATCAAGTTTTGAAAAAATCAAAAATTTTATTCTTAATACCTTTGTTGAATTTAAAATTCACTATGTTACATCGGATGGAATAACAAGAACCATAGAAATCAAGGACTTCGTAACATTTTTAAAATTCTTTTTGGTTATACTACGCTAATTAGTATAACCACCGATATGTACAGAATAGTAGAAGAACATAATTACACATCAATCGAAATAGAAAACATGTTAGTCTGGGAAAAAGATATAATCATAGTAATACTCAATAATGAAATAGAAAAACAAAACCTATTAAACGAACAACTTTCTAGAACTGGATAATCTCATGCTACCCAAACTATCATATTTAGATTTTTCTGCTCCACTTACACCAGAGTATGATGCTATAGAAACTCAAGATGATATTAATGATGATACAGATTTTATAGGGCAATTTGATTTTGGTATGGTAAATTCTCAATCTAATGTTGATATTAACATGATCCAAAACGCAACATTAAATCCCTATGATATGTTTAATAACAATATGAGATCAGGTGCTGGAGTTTCAAATAGAATAAATTCAATACCAAGGCCACAGGTAAGATCTGCTTCATCTGCAGTTACCAATAACTCCCCACAAGTTTACCAAGAAAACGATATAAATTTAGAAAATAAAAGAAATTACGAAAAAGCTCAGTCAATATCAGATTCATCTGATATTTCGAATCTAGGTATGTCTACTAGTAAATCAAATACAGCGAGACCTAGAACTAATCTATACGACCCGCTGAATTCAATTTCCGAACTAAATAATAGTCAGGTATATCTCAGAGACTATACCTAATCACTCATTAGCAAGTTTTTCAAAGTAATTAAGTGCATCATCCTCTTTAGGATCTTCCTCTCTTGTTGGAGAGTTATTATCATTAATTTGAGGTGATGCAGTTTCCACTGTTTCGTTGGTTAGATCTTTCTTAGATGAATCATTAGCATCACCAAGAACAGTAACAAGTCTTTCCTTCAGCTCATCATAAGACTTGAATTGATCTTCTGCAATGAATGCTTGAAGTGAGTACGTCTTCTTCCAAAGATCTTCGAGTACAGAATCCTGACCATCGAATAGAGCATCCGGAGAATCAAACTCTGACTTATCGTAGTTGATGTAACCAGCAACCTTACGAACCTTTAGCTTGAAATCGGCACCCTTCCAAAAGTCAAAGGGATTAATTGCCTCTTCATCTTCAAACTCAGGAGACATTGCTTCGTTAATCTTGTCAAAGATTTTCTTACCGTACTTATAGAGGAAGTTCTTTCCTTCGTTTTGTGGATTAGCAGGATCACTTACCACAAGAATGTTGGAAATATACTGCATCTTACGCTTACGCTGACGAGCAATATCCTTGTCTGAATCTAGACCAGACTGCCACAACTTGTTGTTACCCTCACACAAAGGACATTTTCCACCAATAGTGGTGGGACAATTTTCGATAAACCACCCACCCGGTCCCTGAAATGCATGTGAGTAAAGCTTAACGAATGGGAGATCTTCATCTCCAAACGCAGGAAGAAAACGAATAACGGCATATCCATTACTTGACTTATCTAGTTCTGGACGCCAAAATCGATCATCCTTATATGAGTCCTTAGACTCTGACTTTTCAATCTTCTCCTGAAGACTTTTCGTACTACTACCAGACTTTTTCTTCATATCTGCAAAATTCATATTTTGCCTTTCCCCGAGGAACTACCTCGGTACGAGTAATATCAGGACCATCCTGATACGATCTATTATATCATGTTTTTTTAGTATGTCAAAAGGGAAGTTTAGACATTTTTGGTAGCATATTAATGTCTTCTCCCTCAGACTGTATTTTCTCTATTATCGGCTTGGAAATTAATTTTGCTGCCATTTCCATGCTGTAATTATGTTCTTCTGCCACTTCAACAACTGCGTCGATATAGCCATCATCTCTGTTTTTCATTGCACACATTACTTTTGTACAAAAATCATTTTTTAGTTCATCACTTATCATAATTAATTTTTATTATCACTAAGATCACATTTTGGACAATCATCTATCAATATTTTTTTCAGTTTTTTTGGTTTCACTGGTTTTTTTATTTCTACTTGATCAGACCAGATCCATTGGTGTCTAGTATTCATAGACCATTCACCAGAGTTATTTTTTTCCCACATTGATCTGAAAAATGCAGATTTAGAATCCTCGTTAGACTGAACCCAAAATTTACTAGCCATAATAGTTCCTTTCTACTAAAATTGTACTTTAGAATTTCTACTTGTCAATACAATTATATATAATAATATATTCAGGAGAAATATAATGGGATTAATAGTTAACATATCAGGTGGTACTGCATCCATGTGTACAGATACTGGAACAACTCCAGTAGGTGCAACATGTCATTTACCTTTAAATAAAGTTGTCTGGGGTGATGATAATACATCATATAAAGTAAACGAAACATATCCACTTCCAGTTCAAATTATGGAAGTTACTGGGGAGTCTTTAGTTGTTACGGGTAATTTGGGTGCAAGTGGCGATTTTCCAATAATAAACTCGCCAGGTACTACTATAGTTGTTTCTGGATCGACAAGCGCAGAACCTGTTCCAGTTAGTGGATCCATAACATTAGGATCTGATATAGGAATAACTGGGACTGTACAGACAAGGACTTTGGATTCATCTACAGATAGTATTACTGTTTCTGGATCTGTTGGTATTTCTGCAGGAACATTAAATTTAAACGCCGGAACAGACTCAGTTTCCGCGTTTGGTTATGATGGTGGTAGATTTGTACACACATCAATTTTTGGTGCTGACGGTACTACTGTTGGTGTGTCAGGTGATGCAATAAAGGTTGCAATAACAAATTCAGGAATTACATTTAGTGCGAATATAGCATCTACTGTTGGAATTACAAATTCTGATGCATCTGGTGCAATACGAGTTGAGGGTATTAGCGGTGGTGTACCGTTGGTAGTTAAGGGAAGAAATGGTGAAGCAATTGAAGTTACAAATACACCATCGGATGCAATTTCTGTGACAGGTGACTTTTTTGTTGATGGTTCACAACAAACAAAAATTAGCGAAATTGCAAGACCATCTACATTAATTGCAGGTTCTGTACAACTAGGAGGAAGTGCAGAACAGTTAATATCTAGTAATAATTTAAAATCTGGAATTAGAATAAAATCAAATCCATCAAACACAGATTTGATCTATATTGGACTTTCTGGGTTAACCGCAAATCCAACTAATGGGTATTGTTTGTCTTCTGGAGAAAGTATTTTCTTAGAATGTAATAATTCAAATTTAATTTACGGAAGAAATTCTGTTGCTGGTTTAACTGCAACTATTAACTATATTGGATCATGACCATCAACAACGAAACAAATTATGATAGTAGCACACCAAAGCTACACAAAACTGGTTCTTTGTATGGATTAAAATTCTACGACGAATTGGAAGATATATTTGATGTAGATCAAAATTTTACATGCATTCCAAATATATCACTATTAGACAATAACTCTAAAATTATTATAGATTTTAGTTCTTGTAGAAACAGTGAAGATAATAATTTTCTTAATAGTATAATTTCTGGACTTACTGCATCACCGGGAGGCACTTCCGGAATTACATTAAGTAATGCTAAACATTTAGATTCAGATAAAAATGAAACTAGTGATTTGAGTGGTTATTTTACTTACAATAAACACTACACCGGTGTAATTGTAGCAGATGTTGTTAGTATAAATTCAGTTCAAGATTACGATAAATTATATAAAAATTCAAATTTTATTGAAATACCAGATTTTAAATTTTCGGTTTCCTTAACATCATCGTCAAAACAAAATATAGTAAAAAACAATTTTGGGACAAACATTACACCAAGTTTTTCTTCATTGGGTGCAGTAAAAAATGATTATGTTCAATTTTTAAATGGAACAAATAAAGGTATTATGTATAAAATAGAAGGAATTTCTGTAGACTCTAACCTACATGAAATAATTTCACTAACTGCAGGAAATTCATATTCATATTCTGAAATCCAAGAAGAAGATAGATTTAACTTAGAAACAAAAATTAATGTTTATAAAACAGAAAATTCTTCTTCGTATCAAAGATTGTTTAATCAAAGTGACTCCAATCTTGTTTCATATAATAGTTTAGTAACTAAAATATTAGTTACCACAACAACAGATTCTACAGGTAGTAAATTTTTATTAGACCAACAGTTTATATCTCCAGGTATAAGATTAACCAAAGATAGTTTATATCTTTTCGATTTAACAGGAGTTGCTTTGGAAAATGGAGAAACCTTCTTATTAAGTTCAACTCCAGATGGTACGCATGGAGGTGGTATTAATTATACTAAAGATGTAACATTATACTCCGGCAAAGGATTGGTATTTAACCCCAAATCAAGTAGGTCCTTATTTTATTATTCCGCGAAAACCAAAAATATGGGAAATATAATTAACATAGTTTCGGATTCTACCGGACCTACTACTGCAGTAGGAACATATAACTTTTTAGTTTCTAATAATAACTCAGGTTTTTACCAGTCGTCTAACACACAAAATTCATATTAAATTCTGTCCGGCGGATATGAGGGAATATTTTCCCCCATATCGTTCCACCCATAAACTTTCCATACATCACCCACCTGAAAATCTTCGGGTGCTATGACTCTCGCCCACCAAACTCCATTGCCATATTGCTTAGTGCCATCTGGTAGTTGAACTTGTTCATAACCCGACACATTGGCAGAATCCGTTGCCAACTGGTGAATGATTTCTCCATCACGATATATCTCAACAACCCATTTTGCATTCGGGTTTGCCTCGACCCATTCATCAACAGTCACTTCACCATCAGATAGATTAACAGATTGGTATCCATAAGTAGATGCTGAAATGGCGGCTGGTCCTCCTGATCCCGTGTCGTCTGCGACATCGAAATCACCTTTGACTAGATCAACCGCCATTCCGCTTTTGGGACGATGAAATGTCCTTCTCGACCATTGTCGTTCGGAGTTTCATTCATCGTCAGAAGCAGAATGTGATCAGCAGTTTCCCACAGAGGATTGAACTCCTCTGTGATCTCGATAGGATCATCAGGTGGATCGGTGGGGTCAACATCACCCCCACCGTTCGCAGCCTCGATCTGATCGTTCCAAGAATCCGAGATGGCTTGGAATAGAAGTTCCATGTCCAACATATTTACTACACCATCTTTGTTTAGATCGTACAGAGGATTGTCAGTTCCGAGTGCGCCAATCAGGAGTGTCTGATCAAGTTCATCGACCCAACCATCACCATTGAAGTCTGCGAGTTGTCCTTCAAGACGAGTTACGATATCCCACATAACTGGAATTTCGATGTTTTCACCTGCTTCTACACGCTGACTCACTACGGTAATGATTCTCTTTGTGCTGGCTTCCCAACAAACCAAACCAGAATACTGTTCTGGAATGATCGGAATGATACCATCACTGAGTTGAACAGTAAGACGAATGCTCATGGTACGAGCGACCGATGTACTATTTGTCCATTCGACTGTACCGTCTAGACCAAACGGTCCAACATAATCACCCATTGGTCGTTCATAGACTGCAACTACCTGTCGATCCCCTACATCACCTTCGGAAATGGTGAGGATAGATTCTACGCCCTCGTCACTCAACTGAGGGAGTCTGGTCGTTGTAGTTGGTTTCGGCATTCGTGGAGGACAATCAATGTCCTGTGCAAATGCACTATTACTTGCCAGTACGGCTGCTAGCGTTAATGATCTCAGCATCATCGGCTGCTCCCTTCGTTGATACCTTTACCCATGCTCGACTCCAAATGTAACTACACATCACTGCACCTGCGACACTCCACATGGCGATCTCTCCACCCTCTGTGATGGGCCAGTTCTTAAACCAACCCGTACCTTCAAGAAGCGGAAGTCCACCAATTCCAATTGCTGCCCAAAACTCGGTGGACTTCACACCTGGCTTTGGATCTGTTGTTGTCTTTACTGTAGCCATATTATATCTCCTTTATATTATATATTAAAGATTCTAAGGAACTCGATAATCTTCTGATGCCCTTGCGACAGAATCTTGTTCTCTATCTGAAGTTATATCTGATATTGGATACGCAGCAGGCGTAGTAACAGACTCTTGTGGGTATCTCAAATGCCAATGTGGATCCCAATTCTGCATCAAATTTCTTACTTTGGGAATAGTTAATCCACCCGACCATCGATATCCCACACGAGCCCCATCACTTGCGGCAGTTAAGTACTGGTTTTTAATTTCTAGATTAGAATAATCCATGACTAAAGATGAACTGTTACCAATATTGTCTGAATTTGTAGTATACCCAGTTGGATTG